CAGTAACCATAATAAGGTGGTGGTGGTGGAGGTGGTGGTGGTGGCGGCGAAGGTGGCGGCGGAGAAGGTGGCGGCGGAGAAGGTGGCGGCGGAGAAGGTGGTGGCGGTGATGACGGCGGTGGTGGAGGAGGTGGTGGCGGCGATGACGGCGGTGGTGGTGGCGACGATGAGGAATATGATAGATCAGAAGTTGATGTTGTTGTGACTATGGGAGCAGATGCCGCTGTAGGAGCAGATGCCGCTGTAGGAGCAGGTGTCGTTCCTGTTTCAACAGGAACAGAGATTCTTGTTGAACCACTTATTGTATTTTGAGTTATTCCTAGAATACTTTCAGATAGAGTATCATAAACTTTTATTTGAGTATCAAAACTTTTATATGGTCCTGCATATTTTTGTCCATTATCATAATAAATGTTTCCGTAGTATGGTTTACCACCAACAAATCCCTGAAGAGTAATTCCAGCGATATCAATTACAGTGAGTATCTTTCTTTGTTGTATTTCTGGTGTAAGGATTTCTGGGTCACGAATGATTTCAAAGACAGGTGTGAAGTCGGCATTTACTCCAGACTCTGAACGAATTGTAATATTTGGACGACTTGTAAAACCAATTCCAGATCTTACAACTTTTACTTTTGCTACTTGACCGAATGGTGTAAAAAATGCTTGTAGAATTGTTCCATTATTAGGTGTAATTTCTACAACATCAACTCCTGGATTATAATTGATTCCTGGATTATTTACAATAACTTCTTTTAAACTAAGAAGAGCGGGGTAAGTTGATGCTGCTTCTTGTGCTCGGATATAACTATTACCAGAATCTAAAACAATTCCACCAGTAACTTGTCCAGACGTTGGAGAGCCTGAAGTCTGATCAATAGTTGCTTGAACAACAGCACCAGATCCAATATTACATTTATCTACAATTTTAACGGTTGGTGCAGTTTGATATCCAATACCGGGACTTATAATGTCAATCGCAAGAAGAGTTCCATCTTGTGCGATGATTGGATTTGCCTTTGCTCCTATTCCATCACCACCAGAAAATACTATACTTGGAACTCCACAAGGTTTTGGTGCAGTATCACAGGGATCAGATCTTAATAAGTCTTTAGTTGTCAGTTGATTTACTTGATCAATAGTTAAGTATCGAACCCTTTTATCCCCATCTATAAAAACATAAGGGATTCCTGTAGGAGGCGCCTCTACCTTGATTACTCCTCGCATCGATGCATGGTTCTGACAGACATAATAATAGGTTCCGGGTGCTACTCCATCAGTATTCCATGAGATAGATCCAACTTGTACTCCATTATTTGTTAAAGTCCCAGTGGTGACATTATCTCTAATTCCTGTGGTGTTAGTGGTTTTGATTCTAAATGGATGTCCAGATGCATTTACATTGAATACTAAAATATCTCCTACTATTACACTGAGAGTTGGATTACTTCCGATAGCATCACCGGTGAATACATAATTACCTGCTCCATTATTTGTTACGCCATAAGTTCTTATTACAGGAGCATATTTTACCACACCATTAAGTTTATTATAATTATTTGCATCTGCGATTGACGCATTTTCAACAAGTATTCCTTTGTTGTTAACGTATGATACGGTTATACTATCTTTTGATATTGGTGCGATATTACTTGTCATTTTACAGTTTGGTTTGCTATATTACTTGGTAAAGGAGGTTCTGGTGTTGTAGAACCACCGTTGTAAAGACTGTAATGGTCATTCACAGGACAAACTGGTTCTTGATCACAACTGAAAAATCCAGCAATAGAACTAATAAAACTAATTGCCTTAGTGATATCAAAATTAATTCCAGGGACTAAGTTTTGGAAATCAATTGCTGTGGTAAAATTTTGAGGGAGTTGCCCCTGTTGTATTGCCCGAATTGCCCCAGCAAGAGATCCAACCAAATTTGATGGAACACCAAGCGAAGTTGCCATAGCACTTAATCCACCAACAACATCCCCACCATTTAAAAGATTTGTCGCTGCGCTAATGATATTTGGATTTATATTTGCTGCTGCGGCAAGAGCTCCAAAACCACCAACAAGATCTCCTTTTGCAAAAAGAGATGCTGCGGGAACAATGAGATTGGGATTAATTCCCAGAGCATTTCCAATAGCACTTGTAATGTTATCAATGCTTCCTACAGTTCCACCAAGAGCAGTTGCAGCTCTTCCTAAGTCATTTACAAATGCTTGACTTCCAATCGCACTACTTAAGTTTGTTAATCCTGTTCCGGATAAAGTACTGGAGGTATTATTCTTTGCGATTTGGATTGGATTATTTTGAGGAAAAATGGGAGATAGTTGTAGATTTCCCAAGTCTCCACCGTTAGCTGTAGAATAATTATTGATATTAGTAATAATTGGAACCAGTGCAGCATCAGCAGCGCGTAATATATCATTTATACTCGCCGCTAAAACTTCCCCAACCAATGACTCAACAACACAAGAAGGAGTTGGTGTATAGGTTTGTTGTGCTGATGAAACTTGTCCCGTTGGTGTATTAGCATCGGTAGCTGCTCCAGTATTAAAGGCATTTGTAGCTGCTGTAACATTAGCACTGGATTGTGTTAGTGGTAAGTTAGATGAAGGAGTTGATGGTGTCTGTATTGCATCACCAACAAAAGGAAAAGAAGGAGAGGCAATCAAAGAATTATCTGCATTATTTTGTAAGTTAGATATCTGAGAACCAAACAAGCGATTTAAAATATCTTTTACAAGTCCAATCAAATCGTCGCCAATCTTGTTAAACAAACAAGTTAAAGTTTCAAACCCGCTGATTTTACCTTGAAGGATTTGAAGTTTAAAACTTGGAATAGCAATATTTTCAAATGGTTTAAGTGTTAGATTAATTTGATCCTGAACAAATCCCATGACTTGATCGAAGATTCCCTTCAAGCATTTTGATATAATATCAGCACCTTCAGCGATGAGTTTTTCAATTTGTTTTTTAATATCACTGACTTTTGATGAAGCTGCAGCAGCAAATTGAGATAATGCATTTGTGAGTTGAGAAAGTTTTTTACTCAACTCTTCAATCGCAATTTGAATATTTTTTAGATTAGTGTTTTGTTTTTTACAAGGACTTGATAGAGTTATTTTTTCCTTTAACTTTTCATCTTGTCTTTGTGAAGCAACTGGCGCAACATTCTTGCCTGCTGCTTCTTCTGTTGGTTTTGTTTTTGGTGGAGGTTGATTTCTTGAGAGGTTGGAATCAGATACTTCAGGAACACTCTTGCCAGTTCCTTTTCCATCATTACCAGATCGGTTTGCTACTCCACTTGTTCCTGCATAGTTAGAAGAGTTTACACCAATTGTCGATGCTAGTTTTGTTTGAGTGTTATTTCCAAGAACACCCATAATCACAGGAACTTGTTGGTCTGCTCCATCTAGGAAGAAACCAAACACAAACATTCCCTGACGAATGTTAGGTGTCTGCATTGATCCGCCTTGACCACCTCCAGCAGTGATAGGATACATCACTTGAGCCCATGGGAGTTGATCAGACTCTATAGTTTCTTCTTCTTTATCATGAAGACCTATAATTCTGACTTTGTATCTGTATCCCCAACCAGGAATATCTTTTGCTGACTTATAAGTTTCTGGATTAATATTTCCTCGCCAATAGGAATCATCGGGGATTTGTCCAACCCACCAATTAAAGTGTGCTCCTAAGAAACCAGAATTAAATAATGCTCCGCCTTCCATTACTTATCAGTCTTCATAAATTCTACATTCTGATGCATCTGGATGTTCATCACAATACATCTCAAATGCAGTTGGGTCATGATTTACATCAGGATGATTTGACTGGTATTTCTCTAAGTGCTCCAGTTCATCCTCAACATGTCTTCTCATTTGAGGAGATATTGTTGGATCTTCTAACTTATCTTTGTCGTCGTTAATATGTTGTTGTAGAGTTTTGTCTGTCATTTTAATGCTCTTCTAGAGGTATGATTTCCTTTTCTACCAAAAGAATCTCTTATAAGATTGAGTTTAGTGTAAGTCTCTTTTGGTGTAATATAATGGCACAATTCTGATATAATATATAGACCACCAGTTTGTTTGTTTACTTCGTCATTTTTAGTATCTGTTTCTGGTTGAGGAGCATCAAAAAAGACAACATCACCAGCATGTAAAGAAAAATCTCCAGGTATTAATACGCTACACTGAGATGCGAAAAGTTGATTATATCTCATTGTTGCTTGATTTAGAATTCTTCTTGGATCAAAGTTTTCTTGTTGTGATTTTTGTACTTGCTGAGAAGTTTTGCCAGTTGGAATAGTTCCTCTATCAATTAACATATACTGAGTTCTAGAAAACTCTTTGTTCTTTGCGTTCTTAGTAAACTCTGGATTTGGTGTTGGTAGTTTTTTGCCGCCAAGTTTTAGTGATGGTTCTTTTTCTTTTGCGATTGGATTTATAATTTCATAATAGCAATTAAAAGGATCAAAAAGAATTGTGCGAGTTGAGTATGCTCCCAGTCTTAGTTTTTCTTCCACGTCTACACGGTTATCATATGTATAGTCAAGTGCTTTAATATCATATCCAGCAGGAATATTTTGACCTCTTGTGTCTGGAGTTTGGTTGTAGATAATTGACTTCTTTTTTTCTTGTGCCAACAACCCATCAATTGATTTAAACTTATAACCCTCCGATGTCTCAAAGAAAAAGTATCCAGCACTGTCTCCTAGTTTTTGATACTGAGCAGAAACTGCTTTTTTGGATAACCAGTTCATAGTATAGCATGGTTTCTTATTATTTCCACAGAAGTTAAATTTATTTGCAGTCTCTTCTATATCAAGTTTTTTAGTTGTCCCCAAGTAATTTTGGTCAGTAAAAATTTTTCTAATATGGTCTGAGATTTTCCCATCAAATCTTGTATACAGTCTTACCTTTTCATTCATAAAAATTTCTCTTGATGCTAAATCAAGATGAACCAAAGACTTTGTAGTTTCGTCTGTGATTGAGGTTACTTTCTTTACATATAAAGTGAGATTTAAAGTTTGTTCGTTATTATCTTTAAATCTTAAATAAACTGTTTCCTGTCCATCAATAGGTAATCCGTCTCTTGCTGTTTTATTATCAATCGTGTTTCCAGTATCAGCAAATCTTACATTTGCTCGAATACAATCTTCTCTAATACTTTCATAATATTCTAGATGAACAATACCGCCAAGCACACTAACGATTCTACTTTGATTTTCATTAGAAACAATATCCAATCTTTCTATAAAAGATGGTTCAGAAGATTTTGTTACTATTCTTGTCATTTTAACTTGCCTCTTACTTCTATTTACCCAACAGCGCGAAGAATTTCAAATGGATCATCTCCACCACCCCTATTCATTATCATCATTCCACCACCAGATTGATACCCACCGCCCATGGGCACAGGTACGGGAACAGGAACTTCAATGATTTCTGGTTCAGCATATGATTGTTCATAGTCAGTATAGGATTGAAGAATACTTGAGAGTTGTGGTTTTGACTTTGCCATATTTAATCTTTCTAAGAGTTGTGGCGCGAGTCTATCCAGTCCAGCAGTTGTATCAGCATCAAGGACAAACTCTGGACCTTTTTCTCCCAGAATAGCTCTTGTTAATTTACGAACTCTGCCACCTTCCTCATATGCGACGTGAACGTGATTCGAATGAAGTGCTTTTGGTGCTGACTCATATTTACCAAGACCTCTAAATGCAGGAGATCCGTGAATAATTTCTATGGGTGTATAACCATTTTGTTTATTCCATGCTAACAGTGCTCTAATAACCGGCGCTTGCTCGTCTCTTCCACCAGAACTTGGATGATTGGGTCCATATCCACCAATATCCAGT